AACTTCTCTTCCGTCTTCGCCGGCGCGCCCCCCCCCCCGCCGTTGGCTCCCGCCATTCTCGTATCGCCGACAGTCAAAGCGCACAGGTGCGCTACGCTGGGCACTTGCCCAACAAACACTTCGTGTTGCCGTGGGAATACGATGGCGGTTTGGATGAGTGGGTTCGCTTCCGTGAAATGGAAGCCCCTTTCGCCGACGGCGATGTGGTACACACCCATTTGCTGAGCGCGGACAGCCGTGTGGATGCGTTGGTTATTCACAACAAGAAAGCCACAGGCGACAAAGACGATGTAACCCACAAAGTTACTACCCCCGCCAAAGTTAAGTTCGGTCTGTATGACGGCGAAAATTTGGTTGCTGAAACAGACGAAATTGATTTGTCTGTGATTGGTCGCACCGTGTTGGAATTTGGTGCGACTGCATCAGCAAAACAATCCACCAAAAAAGACACCAATGACGACGGTAAGATTACCAAAGCTGATTCGCCCACTACGGCAATCACAAGCAACGGTGCTTACTTGGGCAACAACGGTTCTATTCGCATGACTGTTGTAGCGGCTAACGGTTTATCCGCTGGCTGCTTGACAGCATTCGTTGAAGTGGTAGATTTCCTTGATGTTCGCGGCTGCTCTTGTGCGGCTGTTGAATGCGAGAGCGAATACCCTGAACCCGAGTGTCGCTAATAGCTTCCATGATAACCGCTCTATGCGTTGTAAAACGTGCAGGGCGGTTTTTCTTATGTTAGAATTCCTTACCCCAATAATATGTAGAGGTCAATATGTCAAGACAACCTATTGCTTTCGTTGATGCTTCGGGCTTTGTTTCCCTGCCCCCGCTCAATGTCAAGCTCTCCGAATACGCCCGCGACAGTCTGCTCACGCCATTGTTCACGCAAGAGGAAGTTGAAGCGGCGAACGCGCGTTTTTATGTAGCACAAGGGCTGAACCCCGACGGCTCAGACCCCACACCTGCTACTCCGTCATTGGAAGTCGAGGCACAGATTGTAGAAGCTGCCGCAGCCGACCGCAAAGAAGTTGGTAAAGCTGCGACAGGTATTTCTGTCGCCGAAGCAGCGCAGGCTGCGCTCCGCGAAGTTGGTATGACAAAAGGTAAAAAATGATTTCAGCACGCCAGCTAGTAAATGAAGTGAGCACCTATTTGGTGGACCAAGACCCTGACGCTCCGTTTGAGCATTGGAGCGAGGACGACCTGCTTTCTTATTTCAGGCTGGCGGTTGAGATTGTTGCGTCCACACAAAAGGACAAGTTTAACAAAAGAGTTTCGCTCCCGTTGGTTGAGGGCATCCTGCAAACTACCCCAGAACGCTGCCATGACATGACACGCGTTTTGGGGCAGTCGGATGCTTCTGGCGCAATTACCAGTTTCCCCCGCCGAGCTTCTATGGATGGTATGCACCTGCGCGGTAAGATAGGCTGCCCTGATTGTTACGCTAAGACCGACGCTCAGAATTACAAAGTTGAAAGCTGGTACTACGACGAGAACGACCCTAATACCTTATACGTTGAACCCCCAGTTCCCACAGGTGCTAACGCCTCGTTGGAGATTGTATGCTTCGTTCCACCCGTCGTGGACAACCTAGACAGCGAAGTAGATTTGGGTTCACAACTTCGCCCAGCGATTTTTGAATTGATGTTGTATTACGCTTACGGCGTGGACACCGAGAGTGTGCCGAGCCGCGACCGCAGCGCCGCACATTTGAACTCCGCCTTTACCTTGTTAGGTATTGATTCCCGCCACATGAATAACCGATACGCAAATACGCGTATGCCCGAAACCCGCATGGGGGCAACTAAATGAATTGGTTTGACGAGCTGAAAAGCCAAGTGCTTATCACATTTCCCAATATGCCCACTAATTATGTGGAGAACGCCATTCAAAAAAGCGTTCGTAAGTTTTTCCGCGAAACACATCTGCTGAAAGACGACGCATATATTGACGCGGAATGTGGTATGAACGATTACCTGATTGACGTTCCTGATGGGCGGACCATTGTTCAGGTAAAAGGCGTTTACAGTTGCAGCCATCCTGAACAGCATCCGTTGCTTGATAGCTCGTGGCGGGCGATACACCCTGCGCCGCATCGTTTCGGTTCGGGCTACTGGGTGGAGCTGTCTTACTCTCTGCCCAGCTTGACGCTCGCCGACTGCGTGTCGTTAGCGCATGGTAAATATTGTGTTAATTATTCGTGGTGTCCAAATGGCAAAGACTGCGAATTGCCCCAGCACTTCATTGGTAAATACGCCGACGCGTTGCTCGCGGGCGCACTCGCAGAGTTGTATTTAATCCCAACAGATAACGACACCCAGTCCGCGCAGATGGCGCGTTTCTATCTCCAAGAGTTCCACACAGCTATTAAAAATGCTGGGGCGGAGGAATCGCAAAACCACACCAACCGCCCGTTGTATATGAACGGCGGCTGCTTTATTTAAGGAGGCGTGATGGCAGAACGTTACAAGTTTCGCCCGACGTGCGACGATGATTTAGGTTGCTTTGCTCCGCCGCTTGACTTCGGTTGCGTGGATATTTGCCCACCATGTAATAACCCCTGTGAACCGAAGTGCCCACCGAAAGTACGCGTCCAAGATGCTGTGTGCCTGAGCGATGAGGAATACGAGCGTTGTTTCTCCTTGCACCAGTACATCGGTTGTGAACCTGTTAAAGTTCCAGCACAGATTTACTGCATTGAGTTAAAAGTCCGCAAGCGCGGGTTGTGCCGAGTGCTAACAACGGAGTGCCCTCTCCGCGCAGACCGAGAGGGGAACGTATGCTTCGTGTGGTCTGATTGTTTCCGTGAACTGGACGCAGGTTACTATGAAGCAGATTTATATTTGAATGGTGTATCTTGTTACACTTGGTTGTTTAGAAAACGTAAGTGCTGGGCGAAAATGAATACAGTAAGTGTAGAGTTGGACACCGCACCTTGCCACGCGCCAACACATTGTTGTGTAGGCTGCGTACCTACACCTGATATAGAAACTGAACAGCCGCTAGGCAACTGTGAGGAATGCAATGGCAATCAATGTAAGTAAGTGGTCTAGCCACAGCAAATTATCCAAAGCCCTTTCTACCGAAGCCACCGAGATTTATGTGCGTTTTGGGGAGGGGCTTCGTTTCCGTGTACCCGAGACGGATTATTTCTACGCCACTATCCGTAGTCATGGGAAGTATGAGCACGTTAAAGTTCTCGCCGTGAAAGGCGATGTGCTCCATGTAGTGCGCGGGCAGGACAACACCCAAGCGCAAACGTGGGCGGTTGAGAGTTGCATTGAGGTTGAGTGGAATCCCGCGCAGCTATGCGAGTTCTCTCGCCAATGTGTTCTCGGCACAGCGCCGACCACGGTGGACGCTGGTGTGTACTGTTTGGACTGCAACACCTGCATCACGATTGGCGAGGATGGTAGAATTACGGCGGTTGATGGAGAGAAAAAATGTCGGTAAACCATGTTGATTTTGTGGACACTCGTCTGCTTGCGCCGTTGAAGTCCACAGACCTTGTTATGAAATTGCAGCCTGTGCGCGGGTTGCGGGAACGCTTGAACCGCCTCCCCATCGGCGACCACATCTATTTGGTCCTGCGGCTGCACAGCATCTTGGAAGTGGTTAAATACACCCACACCGCAGAGCTTCAACCTGCTTCAACTATTACGTTGGCGATTGAGCGTGGGCAACATGACACCGTAGCTACATCGTTTTCTTTCGGTAGCTGCGTGCAGTCTGAGTTCACGAAGTCGGTGTTTTACGAACTGCTGGCACACAGATTGGAGCAGCCATGAATACCTGCCCTGCGCGATTACAAACCCTGCCCTGTTCCTTGCAGGGCTACGGCTATTTATCAGAACCCGTACGTCTTGGCGACACTACCATCCGCCTAATGAAAGGGCATGGTGCATATTTTCCCGAGCTTGCGGGCGACCAGTTTTTCTTTGTGATGGTTGAGGGCTGCGATGGCTGCTGCGAACAGATGCGTGTTACCGCCCGTGTGGGGGATGTACTGACTGTGGAGCGCGGCAACGGCTGTGAATGTATCAACAGCAATGCCCGTGTGTCCTATGATTACACCAGCCGCGAGTACATTCAAGCCATTGCCCGAGAGATTGGTATCAACGTTAAGTCGCCGTTGGAGTACGACTGCGAGACGAATACCCTGAGCCTTGATTGTAATAAGCTGGCGACTGACAGCGATTGTGGCTGCGGTTCGGGGCAGAATAAATCAGGCGAGGGTCGGCGCGGGCCACAAGGTCCAGCGGGACGCAACGGCGCGGATGGTATCAGCATCACAGGCATCTCCATCGACGAACACAACACCTTACGCTGGACGGACAGCAAGGGGAATTCGCATACCATCGGTACGGTGGTCGCTGCACAAGGCCCACGCGGGGAAAAAGGCGATACAGGCCCACAAGGCCCAGCAGGCCCGACAGGTCCACAAGGCGATGACGCGGGTAAGATTCAGATGTCTGAACACGAGGATGGTACGTTTGAGCTGTTTATCATTACTCCTGAGGGTGGTACGAAATCGCTGGGAACTTGGAAACCTCGCGCAGGTACGGGCATCACAGACTTGAATATTGATAGCGATGGGCATTTGATTGTCAATCTCTCTGATGGGGCGAAAGTAGACGCAGGCAGTACCATCGGTCCGCGCGGTCCTATTGGACACACGGCCTCGTTCGGTATGATTTATCGCAATGGCAAAGTTATTGTCAGCGGTCCTGCTGGGGCGGAAGTTTACCTCCGCACCGAGGGGCGCATTTTAGGTTCTCGGTTTTCCATTCCCGCTAATGGCACGATTGGTATTGACAACCCAAACACAGGTGTTGAGACGGTGGTAGAACTCGTTTACAACGGCGGTGTCGTAGAGGTAGGTTGGTTCTGATGAGGTTTTTAGATTTTGATGGCGAAATCCCCAAGCTCAAACCACAAGGGCTGTCGCAAAAGCACGCGCAGTTCGCGGAGAATGTAGATTTATACGGGGGGCTGTTACGCCCCCATCGTGCTCCGCAGTTCCAGCAGTATGTGGTAAATGAGCGGGGGCAACCAATAACCGACAGCGGAAAGGTCGCCATGTTTGCAATGGTTGGTTCTCACGCTGTCGGTTTTCCTGTTGATACCCATTGGGTTATTGACCCCCGCGAGAGCGCGGGTAAGGGGACTATTCTTTTCGTGCGCGACGGGCAGTTATGGCGGCTGTCGCCACGTATGGTGGACGCAGGAACAGGGGCTACGAAAGTTGGTATCTATCCGCCTAAGGAAGCTCCTACTGCTGCCGTGGCAAAAGGACAGGGCTGTAAGTCTGAATGGGCGGCGAGATGCGCCGAACCTGAGGACTGCGACGAGTTCGCCGACGCGCCTGAACTGCGTGGCTACCGTATAACATACGTCAATGAATGCGGGGAGGAGAGCGCCCCCAGTCCAGTATCAAATTTGATTGACATCAAAAACGGCGATGGCGCAATCGTGGTAGATACCAACACGCCTCCCGACAACGCAATCAAGCGGCGCTATTATCGTAGCGCGACCACCAGCAACGGCGAGACCGTGTGGCTGTATGTGGACGAGGATGTCATTGAGGACAAGACGTTTATTGATGATGTCTGTCCGAACGCGCTTGGCGAAGTGCTGCCTACCGAGGACCACCTGCCCCCAAGTGAATGCCTAGACGGTGTAGCTCTCGCTCGCAATATGCAAACGGTGGTATGGTCGGGCGACCAGTTTTGGGTATCTGAACCACGGCTGCCGCACGCATATAAGCCTGAGACCCGCGTAACGCTCCAATATCCTATTCAGTTTATTGCCAGTCATACAACGCTGGTTGAGGGCAACACCCACTATGACATTGCCATCGCAACCAAAGGCTACCCCTATGCAGGGGAAATCCGCGATGATGGACAAACGCAAATCAAAGAGTTGGAGTTCTATTATCCAGCGGTGTCTCCGTTCGCGTGGGGTGTGCAGAACGGCGTGGTCTATTACGCATCAACAGCGGGGCTTGTTGGTATTGATGGCGCAAAGGTTAATCTCGTAACCGAGGAATATATGACTGAGCGCGAGTGGGCGCGGTTTGTCCCGACGTCTATGCGTATCACAGGCTACGACCAGCGCATTTTTATTTGGTACACCAAGCGCGACGGTGTTCGTGCAGGACTGTTGCTAGTATTACCCACCACGGATAAACGGCGCACACCATCATTGAGCCGCCTATCGCTCACAGTTAAGTCGGCACACGCCACACCTGACATGGATATGTTCATGCTCATAGGGGTGGAAGTCTATAAGTGGGGCGCAGGCACAGGTTATTTGCGTTACACATGGTGGTCTAGTATTGAAGTTAATGCAGCTAACTGGTTTCCTACTATATTTAAAATTGTAGGGGATAACATCCCATTTTATAGTCGCGGCGTTATGGCTGCTATTGCACAATATGAAATGTGGAAAAAACTGCATTGTGATTTGTCAGATTCTATATTTTTTGACACCCACCCCGCGCTCCGTAAATACATGACGCAAATTCTTAACGACGGCGCAGATGTTACGTTCACGCTTTATTGTGATGGCGACGAATATTACACGCGTCGCGTGCGCCATGCGGGGGCTGTGATGATTAAGCGTAAGAAGCGCGGCATTGAGTGGTCGGTAAAAGTAACTGGTACAACGGAGCTTCGGGAGCTACACTTACAGAAAAGTCTCAATGATTTACAGAATGATGGCGGACACGCTTAGGGGATAAGTTATGCTATATTTTTTACAACATAGGGAATACCTGACTATCGTACCAGGCAACGGCAGCGGGGGCGGAGGTGGTAAAGGCGGCGGTATTCCAGGTTTGGGCGGTAAAGGCGGTGGCAGCAGCGGCGGCGCAACAGACAACCAAGTAACCATCGGCGATGTATCGCCTAGTGGTACGAATGCAGTCTCTCTGTCATCTCCCCATATTGTTCAATATCCGCGTCCGCCCAAGCGCGACGATGGTCGTTGGATTGCTTTGTCCTCCGTAATTGGTAACATCATCGGTAAACTGTCTAGCCAAAAGGTTTTGAAAGAAGCCCGCGACGCTGAGAAAAAATGGCGCGAGGTTATGGAGCACCAGCGGCAGATGGCACACGCCGAGCTTGCCCGCGTCCCTATCCTGCGCGACCGTGCCGAGCAGGCAATGAATGATATTGACAAGCGCAACACTGCCAACTGGCAGCGCGGGGACTTGGAGTATGGTTATGGCGAGCAGTTGAAGCCTTGCATTGACAACCTCGCTGACGAAATCTGTGCTATCTCTGACTGCGGGTATCAACCTGATTATGATGGTATTCATTCGCGTATTGCTGCGGATGCAGCGCTCGCCGAGCAGAAAGAGTTTGAAAAACTGTGCCGTGTGAATAACCGTTACAACACAGGCTGGAATTGCAACACGCGCGGGCAGTTGTTGGTCGCCACACAAAACATCATCATCGCCCAAACCAATAAAGCGCGTGAGGAGGAGCGGCAAAGAAAATGGCAGCATGACTATGAGATTAAAACCAAAACCTTTGACCTCATGGAACGTGCGCGACAGAATCGTCAGACCACAGCACAAAACTACGACCGCACGGCGACCGAGAACCGTCGCTTCCAATATACAGGCTACACCGCCGACGCGCAGAAATCGTTGGATATGGGCGCAGAGTTGTTGGCATCCTACGGGCAGAACGCTGCATGGCTCGCCGAGAGCTTGCGCAAGACAGCCAAAGATAGCATGGCAGACTGGGGTACACTAGCCACGATGATTATCGGTTTGTTGTTCGCCTGGAACATGAAAAGCAGCGCAGCGAAAGCTGACGATTGCGGCGGCGGTTCGGGCGGTGGTTCAGGCAATGGCGTTAAAGATGTTGGTGGCGAGGGTGTCTTGGACGCAGTAAAAAAATCAGTTAAGAGTTTATTCTAATGGCTAGATATACAGATGACCCTTTCGCAGGGCTATTCAATGATGGTATGACTACTGCCGATTCAGGGTTGTTCAACGATGGGCAGACATCTCCGTTTGCCCAATCTGACCTATCGCCCGCCGAGTTGGAATGGTATGATGACATTGCGTTGTCCATTGACCCTGAGCGCGGTTCGGCTTATGAGTACACTATGAATCTTATGAAAGATATAAACGGTGCGGATGAGACGGATGGTATGCAGGATTACACTTATTTCGGGCTACCCGCTGAGGGTGCAGCCCCTAACATCTTAGAGGACTTTGAATAATGAGCGGCAGATATTTTATTGGTAGCAACAACACCGCCAGCGGTTTCGGCGGCGGTGGCAACTTCCTTTCTCAACTTGGGTCTATCGGTCCAGCGTGGCAGAACACCATGTTGCAAGGGCTGAGTACGCAGAATGCGTTTAACGAGTTTCAGAACAAGCAGCTCATTGACCCGTATAAAGTGAATGCCGTGGCGAGCGCCTATGGCACGCAGGGTTTGCAGAACCTCTATGCGTCTGAGGATGCCGCAGCTAATCTGCGGGCAATGGAGTATATGCGTAATAACGGCAGCATGAACAATGCTCAGCAGATGCAGCAGAATCTTGGACAGAACCCAAGCCAAATACAGTACGGGCAAAATCTAGTACGCCAAGCGCCACAGCAAGCTCAGCCCACGCAGCCCGTAACGTTAGGGGGTTATGCTGCTACCGCTCCGTCGTTGCCACAACAAGGGCAGCCGCCAGCAGGTTATGCAAGCTGGCAAGAGTATTATAGCTCCAACCCCAACCTATATTCGCTGCGACAAGTTGAACAACGCAGCCCAACCTATTTGACCGCGCCGCAAGAGGGCGCGAGCTATTTATTTTAGGAGATTGGTATGGCGGAACAACCCCAACTAACGAGACGTGATGCCGCAAACCGTGCTGCGCTAAATGCGTTTAGTGGCGTTCCAGTAGCGGGTTTTATACCCAGTATGGTTGCCCTAGGAAAAGCCGAGATGGGTAGAGAAAATGCGCTCGCTGCCGCAGCAGTTAAGCCGTCAATGGTTATCCCTAATATCGGTGGAGCTGGCGCAGGTGTAAACCCACCAGCATATATACAGCCTCTCGGCAACACAGGACACAGGCTGGGCGGCGCACCGCTTACCGCGCCTGTACAAGTGGTACAAAACCCTGACGGCACACGCGGTCTCGCCGCCCCAGTACCGCAGCTCAACCCAGCGCTGGCGGAGGCTGTGGCTACCCAGCAGGCACAAGAAGCGCAACAGCAATACTCCGCACCCGCCGTGGCTGCGGCAGAACCGTATCAACCTACACCTATCACGGGCACATACATGGGGGGCAACAGTTATGTGCCCCTACACTCTACGACCAATACGATGCCACGAACCCCGACGTTCGGACGAGACGCGCTGGACATCCCCGACGCGAACCGAGCCGTTGCCCGTCAATACGCTGACATCGTAGCCGCTGGTGGTACGCCCATCTTGAATGAATGGGATGCGATGCACCTGAACCGCTTACGCGCTCAGGGCAGCCTAGCCTTGTCAGCAGCCACTAAGGCGGCGGACACCAACGATATGTACCGCGCTATGAACGACCCCGACACGCGCAACCGCGCCCAGCAGATAGCCAGTACACAAGGTGTGTCGTTTGACACCGCAATGAAAATGGCATTAGCTGGTACGCTCGCGCAACAAGGGGATTACGCGCTCTCCAACCGTTACGAGAGCACCACACTTCTGCCTGCGATGGAAGCAGAGCAGCAACAACGTATTGCGCTAGGTATCGGCTCAGGCACGGACACACCCGCGATGGCGGACTACATGGGCAACACATTCAATTCATCCACCGCGCCAACATCTGTTTATGGTACAGAGGACGGTAATGTTCGTGTGAATACCCCTAGCCACAGTATCGTCTCGTCGCCCGAAAACGCAGCAGGACAAGCCATGCTGTTGGGCAGCACCGCGCCTTTGAAAGACGGTTACGCCCTATCCGCTAACCAAGCACAGATGGAGATAAACAGTAACGCCGCCGCGCAACAAGCAGCCGCCAAGTCTGCCGAGCAAGCGATGAGGTTGAATACCGCGCAGCGTCAGGGTTATGAAAAGATGGCGGTACAACAGGCGCGTTTGGATGAGGCACGGTACAAAGCCGCCGCCCGCGCAACCCAACAACGTACGGGCGCAAGCCCAACTCAACCCCGTGCCGCCAACGAAGTTGAGTATGCTAAGATGCTTATCCAAAGTGCGAACCTGATGCCGAAAGATGACCCCAACCGCAAGAAAGTAGCAGCCGCGCTGCTCAACCGCTACGGCATCAAGCTAGATGATACGGAGTAAGTTATGGCATACACTCACGAGGGACTGCGTTTAAAACATAACGAAGCCATCGCGGGCGGTGCGGCCCAGCCAGGTACTTACGCCCTAGCCCACGACATCCAAAATGGGCTGGGCAATGGGCTGCGTTACTTCACGGCGTTCAATGATGGCTACCACCAGTCCGAGGCGTACTTCCGCAAAAAAGGAAACCGCACCCAAAGTCTGCACGGGCTGGGGCTGGCGATGGATGTGGTATTAAGTAATGGTCGTCAGGGCGCACCACAAGCGATGGCGGCGATTCGTCAGATGATGGCGGCCAAAGGTTTGCGCGAGGGGCGTGATTTCAAAGTCATTGATGAATATTCCCGCCCCAGCGCGGGCGCGACAGGCGGGCACTTAGACGTTCGCTTCCTCAATACTGCGGCGGCGGACAAGTATGCGGGGGGCAAAGGCGGTTCGGTTACTGCCCCTGTTACACCCACCACAACACCCGCTGCACCTGCGTTACCCACAGTAACCACACCCCAGTTATCTGCGGCTGTCCCGCAGCTCGCACAGCAGACCAACGTTACCGCGCCACAGACCGACTGGATGGCGGAACTTGAAAAGGAACAACAGCTCGCCCAGCGCCAAGCCGACCTCGCCACGCCGCAGATGTACGTCCCCCAAGTAAAGGATGAGTTCTTTACTGACAAGGTGGTACGCGCAGCGATGCTTACTAAGCCTCAACCGAAACATTGGACCGCAGGATAAACTATGGCAACCTACGAGCAACTTCAACAATATGCCGCCGACCCCCGCGTGCAGCAGATGCTCACGCTTATCTCACGCACCGAGGGTACGTTCGGGGCGCAGAATCCTTATGCTGTTTATGGTGGCGACATCAACAAGCAATTACCCAGTCTCGCCGCGCACCCTGGCAAATCGGGGGCGTGGCAGTTCAAATGGAACGATGGTAGAAAAGGTACAGCCACCGCTTCGGGTAGATATCAGATTGTGCAAGGTACATGGGATGGTCTCGCCAAGCGTTACGGGTTCAAGGATTTCGGTCAGCGTAACCAAGACCTAGCCGCCGTTGCGCTTATGGCAGATGCAGGGGCGATTGATGACATTCGTGCTGGGCGTTTCCAAGATGCTGCCAAAAAGCTAGGTAGGACGTGGGCATCGTTACCGTCCAGCCCCTATGCCCAAGCCAAGCGCTCGCAGTCAGAGTTTGACAAGATGCTTGCGCAGACTGTCGGTGGTTCGGCTACTGCACCTACCCCTCGGGCTGCTGTTCCAGCGTCGGCGTTCTTTACCTCGCCCAAGTCTCAACCCACGCAAAATAATATGGGTATCGGGCCTGTTATTACCCCTGCTACTGAGTTGAGTAAGGAGGAGCTTGCAGCTATAATGCCTACGAGAATGACCGCCCCACAGGTGGTTGATGACTTTTTTACCGACCCGCCAAAGGTTGATTGGGGGGCATACTACAAATAGGACACCGTTATGTCGTTCAGACCCGTACAAGGTTATTTTGGTAACTTAGAATACCTTAACCAGCAAGCAGAACAATCCGCGCAAGATGCACTCCTAGCCCAGCAGCAGGCGGCAGCCTTTGCCCAACAACAGCAGGAGGAGACCGCAGCATACAAAGCACAGCTTGACGATATGCTGGCGCAGAACCAAGCGATGTACGACGAAGCCCTACGGCAACAAGAAACACAAGGCGCACAGATGCAGTCAGGTGGTATGACTGCGGGTGCGCCTAATTTTGGCGGCGGTACAGCGGAGCAGCCACAACATCAATTTGGTAATAAGTGGGCGGATATGTTTGCTTCCACAGTTGATAACTACGATTACAACGGGCGGAAGTTCAGCACCGCTACTGTGGGCGACCCAAACCAAAAAACGCGCGGGCAAGCTGCGACGCTATGGAATAGAGACATCCTTGATAAGTGGATGGACGACCAAGCCACACGCAATGGTTGGAACGACGTTCAGAAAGCCACCATCCGTAAACAAATTGTGGACGGCCTAACTCGTAGCACGGGCAATAAACAGTTGTTTGACGTTGAGAGCCGTGGAATTACTGGGCTTGTTGGCGACGCAGCGAATAGGTTTGTGGATGGTAGTTTAGGCAGCCTAGCTGAAATCGCAGCGGTAGGTAATATCTACCTAAACAAAGGGGTTGATAAAACACTCCGCGATATGGGCTTCCGCGAGGACGGTTGGGGTGGCAAGCTGGGATTAGTTAGTGAGGACAACCAATCCTCATCCCGCGCGTTCTTACAGAATGTCCAAAAAGCCCGCGACTGGTTTGGCAGTTTCCGTTCCGATGAGAGCCGCGATGCCGAGCTTGCCCGCTCCGCTGCGCGTGGCATGGCAGAGCAATGGGATGCGATTAAAGATAACCCTGTCGCCCTAACCGACGAACTCGCTAACATGGCGGGTATGTTATTAGGTGCGAAAGGGTGGGGTGGGGCTACAAAAGTTGCTGGTAACTCTATCGCAAAAGGGGGGCTCGCTCAGGCTGTTCGCGGAGGCGCAGCGGCGGAAGCTGGTTCATTAACCGCAGGGACAGCAGCGAAACTAGGATTGCAATCTGAAATTCAAACGCTCGCGGGGCAAGCCATCGGCCGCTCAACTGGGCTGATGGGTATCGCCAACCGTACCGCAGGAAACGCGCGTATGGCACTAGGTCGTGGTATTGCTGCTGTGGGCGAGCGGGGGGCGGCAACTAACCCCCTTGTCAACGTGTCTCTCATTGAGGGTGCGGATGTAGGCGCACAAGTTCTATCTCAGCCAGGTGCGTGGGATGAGAGCAAACAAGCCTATACCGACGACGCTGCGCTTACTGCGCTTGGCGCATCTGCATTGAACGCTGGTATCACATACGGCATGGGTACTATGTTCCATACCGTTGCAGGTTCAGGCAGTCGTTTCATTAACGGTATGTCGCAAGCCGAGCGTGGGGCAGCCACGAAGTTAGGGCAGCAAGTTCTTAGTAGCCAAGGCGGCGTTACCATTGATACTGCGCTCAAAACCGTAGCCGATGAGCTTTCCGCTGGCGCTACCCCTGCTGCCCGTGATACATTGAATAAAGTTGTAACCTACCTTACCAGCGAGGAGGGGAAACTAGCTGCGCTTAAAGCCGTCGGCGAGAAAAGCACGATGGGTAAACTGCTAGAACACTCCATGACGCTAAGTGGTGGTATGCTCGCTGAGGGCGTTGAGGAGGGTTTGATTGGCGCAGTAACCAGCGCAGCCTCCCAAGCGATTGATGCGCATGGTAACTTTGACCCTAGCCGTATTGACCCAAATAAAGTTTGGGACACGGCGGGTTCTGCTGCGGTGTTGGGTGCGACGCTTGGTGTGTTCGGCGGTTCACTCCATCTTGCTCAGGATATTAAGAACGCTAACAACACCATTGACAGCGAAATTAAGTCCTACCGTGAGCAAGCGAATAAGTTGCAAGCCGATATTGACGCGACCGAACAACAAGCCGCGCAGCCTGTATCGACCGCAGACCCTACACAACAGGTCGTTGTTGACCCGCTCCAACAAGCACAGCAGGCAGCCGACCCTAACCAAGAGCAGCCTACCCCCGCAGACGTTGGTTTCACACCTGAGATGCTGGCAGTCTATGGCGACCAACTTGATGCTTTGGAGACAGCTTACGCTAACAGCGGCGGGGTAACTACTGATGAGGTTTTGCGCGCGCTAGACCCGCTCGTAGAGCAAGCTGCCTTACGCGGCGAGGATGCACAGGTTGCCCATGCAATAGCTGGTATTCGTCAAGCCTATGCTAATACCCAGCCTGCGGCTGCACCTACTGCACCTACTGCACCTACTGCGGACTTGCTTGGCGACCCCGCCGCCGTCGGCGACCAAACTCTACAAAACCAACAAGCCCTCCCCCCTATGAGCGATGCGGAAATAGAGCAGCGTTGGGGGGGTTACATGGATAGTATTCGTCAGGAGTTGGAACGTAGTGGTGGCGTGTGGAACGAGAATGCGGAGAAAATGGCTAATGTTGTAATCGGCAATCACATTGGCCGCCGAGGGTTACACGAGGTACAACGTTACATCAACAACATACGCCTAGATGCGGAAATGGCGGCGCAGCAACGCGCCCAAGCCCCACTTCCCACAGAACAAGGTGGTACGACCGAGCTACACGTTCCCGACCCAGCGGCGGCTACCGACCCCCAAGCGGCTGCGGACGAGCAACACATCGCAGGATTACTCCAAGACCTTGATGCGGGTTTAGCCGCTGCGTTACAACGTGGTAGCATGGAAAGCCCTGTTGAGAACCTACAACGCCGAGTGCGTCATAACACCGACCGACGTAGCGAGGCTGAGGCTAGCCTGCGGGCTATTGAAGCGAACCAAGCCAACGACCCCTTGTTACAAATCCAAAACCAAATGCGCGAGCAGATGGTACAACAAGGGGCAGCCGACGCGCAGCTTCGCGCGGACAATTATCTCGCTGAGCAAGAAGCAGAGCGTCAAGCCATCCTGCAAGCCGAACGTGCTACGCTACAACAACGCGTAGCCCAAGACCGTCAAGCGTTCTCTAACTGGGCAAGCCGTGCGGCTGCCCGCGCCGAGACCCAGCGTAGCAACACCAACGAGGCTGCTGCGTTGATGGAAATTATTGATAGTATCGCCAAGCACGCTGTTGATTTCACAATGGCGATTGATGCCCTCGAACAAAACCGCGACCTGCCTGACAACGTTAAAGCAGGTTTGCAAATGCTTGCCCGCTTCCAAGCGGCGGCCAACCTCGCTACCGACCCCAGTCTCTCCGATACTAAACGCGCAGAACTTACCCAAGCCGCAGTTGATTTATATCAGCTTGCACCGCGTATGTTCCGCGCCCTAGACGCATGGGTTGAACAAGAGATGCACGAGGCCTATGAGGATGGCGAGATTACCCAACGCGACCTTGACCTCGCCAACGCCGAGCGTGAGCAGCGCAACCGCATCCGCGAGAGAGTGGTAGAACGCAATATCATTACCAACCCTGAGCCTACTACTGTTGAGACCGCCGACCCCTTGTTAGAACAGCAAGCACAGGCGCAAGACCTGCTGGCGGATGTTGCCCCCGAGCACCTAGACACACGCCATGTGGATGAGACATTACAACGCACCCTAGATGATATAGTCGTTACCCCTATGATGGCGCAACTCGCTACGCGTGCGACTAGCGTACCTGCTGACACTACGTCATTAACTGCGCTGCTAAATCATTATGGCGTGCGCCCAGGCAATATGGGGATTGACCGCGCTACCGTAACCGAAGTGAACAAGTTGCTTCGCTCCGTAGGACCGAGCGCACGGCGCAGTATGGTACAAACACTTAACTCTTACTTCCTGCAAGAGAATGGTGTGAACAGTTGGGTCTCTCGTAAAGTAGGTGTACGACACAACACGCCACTCTTACGCGACGCCAACAAAGCGGAATACCAAGCGCTTGTTGATTACTTTACTCGCACGAAACGCCAAAGCCCAGAGGACGCAGAAGCCAGCGCACGCGCAATACAAGACGAAATAGTTGAGCTAACTGATGGCAAACTCAAATTGACGGATGCTTCTTTCGCCGCTCCCGAGGTGGCGGAGAGTGAAGCAAAAAAGTTGAGCCTGATTCCACCGACATCCTTAGACGGTAGCGAGGACGCGGCGATTCAAGATACTGCCCGCGCCATGAACAAACACGGCGCGTCGGCTTACGCTGAACCTGCCGCGCAGACTGAGACCAACCTGTTCGCCGAACCTGAGGCCACGGTTGATGTACAAGAGGCGTTTGATGCGTTGGCGGACGAGGAGTTATCACGGCAGGATGGTAAAGACCTGTTTAATGATGACTTTGATTTTGACAGTTCCTACGACGAGTCCGACCTCGGCAGCATCATGGAGGCCTACAACGATGACTTCGCATCCGACCTGTTCCGCGACCGCCGTGCGCCACGCAATGAATGGGAGCAGATGACGCAGCCTGAGCAGTCTCTCGCCGTACAGCAAGAGACCATAGCGCGTGCTACCCGTGTGCTGCGCGACGCGTTCGGGCCTGAGATTCTGCAACACGTCGTGTTCGTTAGTCCCAACAGCCTGTCTCTATCAGACAGCAACGTGTCCGCGTTCGTCCTTGATGGCGACCCCAACTCTATTTATGTGGTAGCAGACCCTACCCGCGCCGACCACCAGTTCGTCTATAACGTAGCCCACGAGCTGCTGCATCAACGGATGGACGTGAACGTGCGCGGTAAGCTGACACAATGGGGCGACTACCAGCAGACGATGGACAAGTTCATGCAGAATGCCTTTGTCCAAGAGCTGATGGGTGCGATGCGCCCCACCTACCCTAACCTTGACAGCTATGCCCTAGCCGAGGAAGCGCTGGCGGAGATTCACGCCGCCCGCACCTCAGAGCAAGGGTGGAACACGCTGCGTGAAACATGGGGTATCGCAACCAAAGTACCGACTGAACTACGTTCCAAAGCCAACGCAGGGTTCATTCACAAAATCATCAGCTTCTTTAAGAACATGGTTGCCCAATGGCGTGGCAAGCGCGGTACGACCGACGCGGAGCTAGCTGAGTTCCTGCGCGTGGTATCTATGGCTAACCCTGAGGCGGCCGCCGAGCTACGCACACCTGAGGCAGCGCAACAGTTCCGTGCGCGTATGGAGTTTGAAGCTGCACAACAACGCGTCGCCTACTACGCTCAGCTTGCGCGAGAGAACATCACAGCATTTGACGTATTACCACGCACTCAGCAGCAGGCAGCGATGGCAGAGATGGCACGCAACAACGGCGACACCTTATCCGAACGTGAGCTTGGATTGCAAATACGTTACGCCCGCAAACCACAACAGAGCGCGGGCAGCGCCAACCCCAACGGCACAGTTAATCAAACACCGCAGCAGGCAGCCCAAGCGCAGCAGACGTTACAGCAAGCAGCGCAGCTTCGCCAACAACAGGCGGCTCAGGCATCGCAAGTACCCCCAAGCGCAGACCCGCAGGGGCAGCAGCAGTTCGCGAGCAAGCTGGTAAAACAGATTATGATTTACCCACAACGTGCAGTTGGGGCAGCCTATACGGATGACTTGGACAACTTCGTCGGCGCTATCACATTAGAAAGCAACGGCGCGTTAGCTGAGGTGCGCGTGCGGATGCACGACCCGAGAAATGGTATGAATGGTCTAGTCCATGTTGAACCCTTGAACGGCGACATTGACGGCGCGATGTATAAAGCGTGGGAGTGGTTAGAGGGTAATTACCCCAACCAATACACCCGACCACATGGCTCGACCTACGACGCGCGAACTGGTAGCATCCTAACCCCAGCTCAGGTTTACATCATGAACCGCGCACAGCAGATGGGGTTGTCGTCGCCCACGCTCCGTAAGTGGACCAAGTGGCTGGCGGCCAAGCTGCCCGCGCAGTACCTACCTGTCTTGGATAAGTTCCTTGATTTCGTCTCCGTTATGCGGACACGCTGGGTGGACATCTACACCTCCATGCGCGAGGTGGAGAATATGTATAGCGAAGTAACTGGTAAACCCGCGACAGTTCTCAACCGCCTTATCCGCGACATCGGCGAGGGCACGTCGTTCCTACATCGTAACTTCAACGCTGGGCGTATAGACCAAGTAGCTGGTAAGAAGCAGTCATTCCGCGACCGTGTGGAAGCTATCCGCGATGCGATGCAGCAAGAGGGTATCTCCCAAGAGCGCATCAACAAAGTGCTGTATGGTTTAGAGGAAGCGGTACGTTACAACATATTCCTGAACTCCCCTGCATCTGAGGGGCATTGGGCAACCGACGCTAACGGCAAGCGCTACATTGTGCAAGCTAGGAATAACAAGCATCCAGCGCAGACGGTAACAGGTTTCAACTTCCAAGACCTGAATACCATTGACCCCCATGCGGGCAAACTGGACTTAGGTGGGCAACGTTTCATGGCGGCACTCTCAGGACTGTCGGTAGAGGAGCGCAACAAAATAGGTCGTATCGTAGCCGAGGTATCAGCCACAGGCCGTACCATCGCAGAACTGCAACATTCGCGCGGTGTGCTGACGCAAACCGACTACCATGACCGCATGAGACGCGGTAAACGTGAACTGGACGCAGCGTTCCCTGAGCTGGCTGCACAAGGTTATGACTTTGGCGGCTTCTTTATGACGATGCGCGACGAGGACACATCAGCCTACGATAGCCACGACAGCCAAGGACGTACTACCGCTATTGATAACGTGCTAGGCAACAACGCCCGCGTGTGGGAAGCGGAGGTTAAAAAAGCATTCCGCAATAACGAGATGGCGCAGTTCGCGTTGATGGTATTATCCCTGCCGAACAAACATTTCGCCGTTGAACCCTTGACCCCACGCATTGACCCCGACGACCCAACAGGTGCGCCGTTGTGGGAGGGCAGCGACAAGAACGTCAAAGCCAGCACCACGGTTTATGTGAACGGTGTGCCAGTACAACTGGTAGCGAAAACGAAACAAGCCGCCATGTTGTTCGACCGCAAGGCGCTGCACCCTGGCATTGCTAAGGTAGGCGCACTCAACCACTACTTCAATCAGTTCAAGACATCGCTTAACCCTGCGTACCCCTTGTTCGGCTTCGGGCGCGACATGATGACAGGCTTCCTGAATATCAGCGGCGCTATCGGCGAGCAGTATGTGAGCAGCAAGGACGCGATGCGTGTGGGTGGTAACACCGTGGGCTACGCGTTGAAGTATCTGCTTGCGCCGAACAAGAACAACCTGTTCTACGGCACATGGCGTGGGCAGCACTTGGATGCGTGGGCGGAAGCCTACCAACGCCTCGGCGCGGGGATGCTGTTCGGAGATGACCTGAACACAGGCGCGTTCGCCAACATTAACAACAACCCCCTAATCAGCGGTCATATCGGGCGTAGCACCGACCTGCTGGCACAGGCTAAGGACAAGGTTAAAGGTACAGCCGCGCGAGTGGCAGAGACCATTGCCTACCCACCTGAGACCGCTATGCGGCTTGGCGCGTTCCGCGCTTACACCGAGCACCTGCTCGGCAACCAGTTGAAGCCCAACATGACCGCCGAGCAGATAGTGGAGTTGTTCGACCAGTTTAAGAACCCGCAAAACAACGAGAAAGCCGCGGCTATTATCGTAGGCACTAAGAACCTAACGTCTAACTTCCAGCAGCACGGCGCGGATAGCGTGGTACGCAACCTGTTCTCTTTCCACAACGCCGTGATGCAAGGCTCGTTCTCTACGCTGCCACAGATACTCTCCACAGAGCATGGTCGTAAAGTGAGCGCGATGATACTGGTGGCCTCCGCCCTTGCCGCTGCTGCGGCTATCTCAGGCGAGGATGACGATGAGTTTGGCAATAGTAAGTATTTCCAAATCCCCCGCCGCAACCGTAACATCGTGTTAAGCGAGAACATCCAAATACCTATCTCGGATGAGCTGGGTTGGATTAAGAACCTGGCGGACAACGTTGTCGGTGTGATGATGGGGCGACGGAACGTGATGGATGCCTCCACCGACCAGCTTCATGCTATGAGCGAGATGGTAACGTCTGCGAAGTGGGGCGATACTGACAACGCCTTTACCAACGCACTCTATGCCGTTACGCCTACGATGGGGCAAGCGTTCATTACGATGGCTACGGGCTACGACACGTTCGGGCGCAAGGTTAAGTCGGACTACGCCTACGACGACAACGGCAAGCGCATACAGAACGCCGCTGACGTAGAGCGCTCAACCTCCGCTGCTAGCGAGACAGGTATTGGTATCGCCGAGTTTCTGTACGGCGCGACAGGTGGTGGTATTGATATGACAGGCGACGAGGTGGATGTGATGGGGCGCTCGTTCTTAGGAGGTCTCTATGGCAGCTTCGCTCGTACACAGACTGCTTACATGCGGGGCGGCGGCGGCGCAGCCGTTCAGGGCGGGCGCGCCCGCGATTACGGACTGTCTCTGTGCCGAATGCGCGTCGCATTTTGACGCGGTGCAGTCGCATCTG